GGAAGATAACGTCTCTGTACTTCTTGATGAGTTGTACCGGGATGCCATGTGCTTTAGCTCGTCGGAACTGCATAGAGCCGTGGTTACTATGGCACACCAAGACTTGCGGGAACGTTTTGTACAGCTCATTCAGGAACTCCTTACCCTTCTCAAGCTCAATACCTGCGGAGTCCAGATTCGGGTCGCTATCGTGGAAGCTCATGGCGTGGTAGTCAAGCTCGTCACCTAGATCAACCACAAGGTCAGGGGAGAACTGTTCCTTAACAGCGAACAGGAATGGAAGTGTATCCGGATGCTGGTACGGTGCATGGATGTCTGGGATCACCATGATGCACTCGGCCACTGTAGGGATGAAAGAAGTGTCCCCGATGTCATCGTCGGGCTGGGGCTTGATAAGTACACGGTCTTCCTTCAACTCACGGTCGGCCTTAGCCATGTTCCCAGCATTATCGATGAAGATGGTGCGCCAGTACGCAACGTTCTGCGTAGACACGGCCTTACCGCCTACAATGGTGTAGTGAGTGGCTGCCCCGGAGTTGTCCGGGTAGTCTCGCAGAATCTGCTTGTGTTGTTCCTCCGTGAAGAGGCGCATTATTGAGCCGCGCATCAGGCCACCTCAGCTTCTACGAATGTAACCGTATGGTACGGGATCACATGATTCCCCACCTCCGAGATAACCTCACGGGCGAATTCCTCAGCGTTGGCGTCGTCTTCGAGGTCTTCTATCATGAACGTAACTAGAACTTGCATTAGTGTCCCTTCAGTTTGGCTGCGATTCGCTCGAAGTCGAATCGGGTTAGGATAACAATATCATTGTCATCCTCTCGATCTGGGTTGAACTGCTCGATACGCACAACATCCTTATTGCCGTCTTCGGAAACATGGTGAGACACCCATGTATGTAGCGGGGTTTCCGGTGCATTCAGAGCAAGCACTATGAACTCTTCCAGTTGATTAACTGCCATTGCGGTTACTCCTCATTGCGACTTTAGCCTTGGCCGCAGCACGTGCTTCGCGCACCTTGCGGTTCCGATCATCTTTTTTCTCTTCCGCGGTCTTGTGCATTGGATAGATGAACTGGGTGGCGGGCTGTTTAAGGTACGCTACGACACTTTCCAAGTACGGGATGATGTGGGCGTACTGGTTACTCTTGGCACCCCAGCGTGCGGCGGCGTTGCTAATCTTGCCCTCTGCTGCATTGCATGAGCGATGTAGGATGCCTCGGATTTGACCGGTGTCGTGGTCGTGGTCGGTTACACCCTCCCCCTTGATTGTGACGTCTATTGGCTTACCGCACAGTGGGCACAAACCGTTCTGCACAATCTTTAGGTGGCGGAGCATGAAGCTACGCAGCCCAGTACGCGGGACTTTGACTAGTCGTTCAGTTGTTTCCATGCTTCCTCGTGGGTTAAGTTGTACTTGCACATCGTGTGGATTAGTGCACGCTGCGTCTTGTCGCAGGTTCCAAGGTAGCGGCACACCTTAGCGGCAATCTCCCACTTAATGAAGAATTCCATGTCACCCACTAGGATGACATTGATGTCCCCATTGCGATACGCTCGGAAGTCACCACCGTACCCATCCGCACAGCATGGGGTGAATCCATTTGTCAGGAGAGGGGCAGGGTTTAGGCTAAGTACCAGCACATCAAGATCAGCACCAGTGCCATTGGTATATACTGATCCGGTTCCCTCCACAAGTGCGAGGGTTCCTTTGTATAGCCCCTCAACGTACTCCACGGCGCGGGCTAAGTCGGCTTGAGTTAGTGCTAGAACCTCAGGCAGGCTGCTTAAACCAGTCTCTTCTGGAACACTCATCTACGAATCTCCTATTTTCATCTGTGAGTGCAAGCTCACTGAAATACTTCAACACGTTGTCGTCCTGCGAGCGGTGCAGCCACAACAACCACCCCTCTGCCACAACGTTCTGGTCAATCGCCCGGTACGCATCAATCACGAAGTTAGCGACGGCGTTCATGTCCTGAGCTGCCTCGAAAGGCTGGAGGGCTTTGTACGCCCCATCTGCACCGCACTTCTTCCCACCAAGCCGCAAAACTCCCTGTACATGGTCCGCCGTGTCGCCCATCAGCATTTGCGCCCAGAAGAACAATGGGCCTTGCCCAATAAGTTTGAGTGTTCCACTCGGCGTGTGCTTCGGCTGGAGATACCCAAACGGCTGACTTGGAAGCAAGACGCCTCTCTCCTTGCACCAGTACGGATACGGCGTCATCCGCAAGTCTTTGTCGTCGCTCCATATGAGGGAGTTCTCCTTGTGGATGTACGCCTCTTGTATCATACCATCATCAGCTTCCTTCTCCCTGTGCAGCACCACGCTGAACTCAGGTAGCCAGTTATCCCGATATGTAACAGCTTCACGTAGGGGTTCCAGAAGCGAGGGTTTATCCTTGCCACTGCGATTTCCCTGGTAGGGCTTAACCGCATTGACTTGGAACCTGCCTGCCTTCCATGAGTCATGCGCCGTCAGATGCACTCGCACATGCTGTGCTTTCGTGAGGAACATCTGGGTCAGCATGTCCTGCTGGAAGCGGCGGATAGCTGTATCCAACCGCTTCACAGTACAGGCCACTCGATAACAAGGCCCATCCCCATCTAGGATAAGGATGCGCCCGTTCTCGAACTCATTGAACTGGTCCGGGAGGGTGCTGAGATCAACACCCCCTATAATCATACGAACTTGATCCGGGCAATGTCACTGTACGGATAGAAATACTCCGTACCCGATTCATCGTTCAGAGCAATACCAAAGAACAGGTCCGGGTTAAAACTCGGGTGAACCGTATGGGCATCCTCGAATACAGGACCGAACCAGTCATCAGCAACCGGGATACCGCGAAGTTCTGGGGCAGCACAGGCTTGTGCCCGTGCCTCCGGCTTGAGTGTGATAGTGATTTGCATGTTACCTCCTTAAAATGGTATGTCGTCGCTTAGCCAGCAGGGGTCGCAGACGGGAGCACCGGAGATACGGGCAAAGCCGGAGCTGTCGGTAACGTGGGCACCACAGCGGCAACAGGTGCTGCCGGGGCTACCGTGGCCAAAGGGACGACAGGAGCCACCCCCGGGGCCGCAGGCTGCGCTACGTGGTCCGCCGGGGCAGAGTACCCAGCGCCGGGCGGCAGCGGGGCGGCAGGGGCCACTGGTGCAGTTGCAGTGGCACTCGGGAGATTCGGCACACCCGCGCTGAACAGGAGTTGCTGGAGCGGGGAACCCATGAAGTCGAGCGCGGACATGAGCTTTTCCTGCACATAGTTCTTGCTCTTCCCATCGTCATACGTGCCATCAACGTGCAGTGCGTCCCAGCCCTCCTTGGTAGGGTGTGACCACAGGAACAGACGGTACATATCAGCCGGTGCATCCGGGATCGGGTACGGCATCTGCGAGGCAGCGTCCAGCGGAGGGAGGAAGCCCTTCATGTCGATACGGGAAACCAGCGTGGTGTCGGTCTTGCTCTTGGCCTCGTGCACGATCTTGACGAGGAACTTGTCACCCAGTAACTGTGCGAAGTGCTTCTTCGTACCCTTCCAGTTCAGCAACTTGAACAGCAGGAAAGCGCGGGCCTTCTCGTTGCGGGAGATGGCGAAGCTGTACGGGCGGACGATGTACGGGGTGCCATCATCATTTGCGTACTTGCGGTCGGCGGTGTCGAACAGGGCGAAGCCGAGTTGCACTTCCAGTGCAGGGTCTTTAGCCTTGCCTTGGAACTCCTGTGCATGATTGCCCATCTCCACTACTTCCACGAGCTGTGCGTACGCATAGCCTGCTGGCAGCATACGCGCACCACCGCCGCCCTTCTGAGCCTCCGTCATGTCGGGCGCTTGTTCCGCAGCCTGATTCGCTAGGGCCATCATTTCTTGAATAGTCATACTCATACTTGTGTTCTCCTTAGATGAAAGTTCGGACGAGGCTGTGCAGCCCCATGATCGCTACTACACACAGGGCAAAGCGGTCCTCACTAAGCCACAGTGAAGTCCATGAGCCATGCGTACCATGCGCTCCCCAGATAGTCACAGCGCAAGCCATGGCGAGTACAAGGGATACTAGTTGCAGGATAATCAATGTACCTTCTCCTAATGATAGGCTAGTTTAGCCAGTTGATAGACTGCTGATGCAGCCTCATGTGTATCGAACACGCCTAGGTGCATACTCCTACCGTTAACTGTGATCCTTGCCCGGTACTTGCTTCGCCATTTCGTAACGCCCAGAACACCTACATGGTTGTGCAGCCGGGCCACAAGTATATGCCGGTTGTTCACTTGCTGGGACACGTCCCGCAGGTTGTCCATCCGGTTATCTTTAGGGTTGCCATTTATGTGGTCAATAGTCCCAGTAGGCCAAGTCCCATGGTGCAAGAACCACGCCACTCGATGGGCGCGTTGATTACGCCCATCAAACCACACGGAGTAACATCGCCCATGCTCATCTGAACCAGCATGCCACTCCTGCCTAGCGTTATTGCTGCATGGAGGTACGTGCCGGAACATTCCGGTGTCTGGACTGTATTCTAACATATGTGTTCCTTGTTCAGCATGTTAGAACCGGCCTCAACGGCTGCCGGGAAAGGAACACCAAGGTCGTACCCGAACTGCTTGAAGTATTCGGGAAGCGATTCCATGATGTGCTTTAACGTTGTTGCTACTTCGTGCAGCACCGTGCGATGGCAGTCTAGATACAGAGCGTCATGCACTTGGTTGATGATCCAGACCTTACCGCCAAAGAAGTTCCGCTCGATGAGCCAGCGCATAACCAGCCCAGCGATACCCTGCACGAAGAAACCAGACTCGCCCTGAATCGGGTAGTTCCGCATCTGAGTGGGCTTGAACTCCATAGTCTCGATAGCCTGCCCGTTCACCCACTTCTTCTTCGGGTACTGCCGGAATTCGAACGTCGTGCCTGCCGGGGCTTGCCAAGTACCGCGCTTGTACACTCTCCAACCGCCGGCATCGTTCTGCTCACGGTGCATGGTTGCTGACTTCTCTACCTCTGCAAAGATCACGTCCTCATAATACGCTTCCACATCTGGGAACAGTGCTTTTTCTGCATCAATGAATGCCTGCGCGTCCTCCACAGTACAACCCGTGGCGAAGGCAATGCCGGCAGCGGTAGCCCCATATTGATACGCGAACGCCTTCGGCTTGATGTCAGTTCGCATAGTCTTGTACCTCTTATGGTCGGGATGCGACTCATCCTTACACTTCTTGAGGACTTCCTCATACGGCTCCTTCAACTGTTGACTCAACCGCATACAGTGCATGTCGATGTTATCGAGCAGGGCACGTACAAGGTTCTTGTCCTTGCTGAACGCTGCTAGGCATACCACTTCAAGCGCCGAGTAGTCTGCCTCGATAATAGCCCCATTACTGATACCTGCCACGATATTAGCGATGCACTCACAGTACACAGCAGAGTCAATAAGCCGGGTGCGCAGTGCGTGTTCTAACCACACCGTGCTATCGAACCGGGAGGCGAACATACGCTTCACTTCAGACGTGTCACCACGTGGGATGTTCTGCATGTTCGGGCGATTCGATGAGAGTCGAGTCGTCACCGTAGCAGTGCAGTTCAGCACGTGGTACACAATGCTCTCAGGCGTCAGATACTGAAGCATACCTGACATCTTCGTGACATTGCCCTCTTCGTCCTTGACTTCGCGTAGGTAGTACGTGCCCACATCCTTGTCAATCTTGGCGAAGGTCAGCAGCTTCTGCAAGACATCACGGATACCTTCTCCGAACTCCTGCCGCTTTGATAGCATCTCGATACAGTCAGCACCAGTGCTGTACACCGGGGTATCGTCGGCTAGCTTACGCTTACCGGCGAACTCCTGCTTGAACTCCTTCTGGATGTCCTTTGGGAGGAGCGAGATGTCGACCAGTGGTCCGCATTGATGCACGCGCTCGTACCACTTCTGCTTCTGTGTCTGGAGTTCTACCTTAGTCTCTTTCGGCTGCCCCTTGTTCTTGCCTGAAGCATACCGGACCACCGCCCCGTACTGCTGCACGCAGTTCTGGAACTGCTCTGCCGTAAGTCCCTCTTCTGGTAGAAGCACCGGCTGCTTCCCAAAGGTGTACGCGCTGGCCTTCTCATACTTCGGCGTGACGCCATCTTCCTCGTACCAAGTGTCCTTGATCTTGTACTTGATGGGGCCGCCGAATAACCATGCGCTCATGTGGTAATCGCTGGAGTCCTTGAACTGCACATACCCCGGAATGTGTCCACGGTACTGGTCGAACAGCACACCCAATTCGGCGAGCTTCTTGTTCTGTTCTTCCAGTTGCGAGAACGCAACCTCCCGGTCAACGTAAAGCCCAGCATCCATAGCGAAGCAGTTGTACAGCATACCCTCGCATCGAACTAGGGCCATGTCCCACATGCCACGCGCTACTAGCGCAGCGTACTGCCCGTAGAATACCTTGCGGGTATTCTCGATGTCGCCGTTCGGGCCTATCAGGTACTCGTCGTACAACAAGTCCTTGTCAATCTCGGAGGTTAGCTTTCCCTGTTCCCAGAGAATCTTCACACCATCTACCTTAGCGGTGCCGCCGTACTTCACAGCGGTATCGTTCAGGCTGGGGTATGTCTCTTGCTGATTCGTAAGTAGATACTCGGCATACGCGGTACAGAACACACGCCCACCCCTTGCGAGGAAGCGCATGATTTCTTCTCGCTCTTGCACAAGCATCCAGTCCATCTCGAACGGGGCGTTGTGCGCCACGAGTAACCACACATCGTCTGGGATATGTAGCCACTTCTTTGGCCGTTCCGTGAAGTATTGGCCTGTGATTTCCCCATCAAACGGGTTAGTATCGATTGCTTGGCCGATTGCAACCACGTAGTTATCTGGGTGTCTCGGCGAGGCCAAGGCTCCGAAATACTTGTGGTTCTCAGTCTCCAAGTCTAGTATCATGATTCTAGGCAAGGGCGGTATCTCCCTTGACGCGCAGTAGCTCCACCTGCTTGTGCGTGCTTGGATCAGCGACCTTGTGTGCAACCTCGATACACCCGGCCTTCTCAAGTTCGTTCACACGCCCGCAGATCACGTTGATCTTCAAGTCGCATCGCTTGGCAAGATCAGCACGGGTGCCGGGACCATAGATGTTCAGGTTATCCAACACAGCAGCAGCCTGCTTACCCAGCCGGAAGCCTAGCTTCTCAGACCAGTACGCTTGGATGCTCGTGTCCTTCACACCACCTGTGTATTCCTTATTCGAGTTCATTTATGCTCCCTTGGTAAGCACACCCACTGCCGGCCATCGTGTACAGGCTGACCGCCAGCAGTACCGCATGCAATTGAGAACTCCTGCTGCACCTGCTTAGGGTACACAGTAGCTACGTATACTCCTAATGTTCCCAGCGACAGGGAAAACGCAATAAACGCCACTAACCACCAATCAATACGCTTAATCATTCCTTAGCCTCCCGCAATCGTTTGAATGTGCAGTGCCTGTACCCGCCCTGCCTGTCCCGCTGCATATACTTGAACTCGCACCACTCCCCGATGTACGCCTGTGGATTCGTGTGCATCTCAACACCAAGATCATGCCGGATACCGTGCGGACATGCTTCTGATCCATCTTCCAAGCGAATACGAACAGAACCAGTGCGGCCTAGCGGGTCACCCGCCTTGACCCCATTCTCGGGATCGTCTACTGTGGCGTGCGCCTCCTGCAACTCGACGATAACCCCGTCTGCTGTCTCGCTAGGCTTCAGCTTCAGCCACCCGTCTGTACGCTTGCGTTCATACGGGGCATTAACTTGCTTCACCATCACGCCCTCAAGGCCGCGTGAAACTGCATCTAGGAACGCCTCTTCAACTCCCTCGGCAGAGGCCTTAATCACACAGCGCGGCATCTCGAATGGTGCTACAAGGTGCTGCCCCGCTATGTTGCACACATAGCTACGTGCCTCCAATTGCTGTAGCATTCCGCCTGTCTTCTTCTCCGGGATGCCAAAGACTAGGAATCGGTACGTAGCATCTTCTAGGTCGCTTGGCAAACCTTTAGTACTGCGCACCCAGCGATATGAGTCATTGAAGTTACGATTAACCTCGAAGCCCATGTCGAATTCCGACCATCCGGTTAGCTCTGACAGCCGCACGAAGGAATGTGCGAAACGCTGCATGTTCGCCAGCGGCTTACCGGCGTACGATAGGAACAGCGCACCGTCAGGGTAGCCTCTCGAGTCGTGCATAACCTTCACATGGCAGCGAATCTCATCGTGCTTATCCTCGACATACACTGGGTACGTGACGATAGGATTGCCCTTACGGTCCTTCGCGTCACACCGCTCGTGCCAAAGATTTCCTTTCATAAGTTCAGGCATGGGGCACTACCTCAATAACACGGTAATGTCCTGCACCGGCCAGGTGTCGAAGCGCCCATTCGGCTTTGGCGGGGCCGTTCATGACGTATCCTGGCTGGTCGTCCGGAAGTTCGTCGAGGGTATCGAGCGCATCCGAAAGCTCACCAAAATAAACGGCGTCGATATGAAATTCAGTCCCGTTTTCTCCATCTACCTCCATGGTGTTGTCTGCCGAATGCCATGCCGCTCGCGCTACTTGCACCAGCGACGCAACAACTTTCGAGGCTTCGGCCATTTTGGCTCTCAGCTCATCGCACTCATTGCGGAGGTCACCCACAATCTCGCTGGGGCACTGGGCAGGGCTCCATCCTGGATAGGCGTGAGCGCGAATGGCATCCACCAGCGCCTGACCAATATCAGCCATTTGCCCCTTCCACTCAACGTCATGGTTGCACGGGGTTATTGCGCATCCGCATAGCGGTTGTTGTGTTTCCATGTCAATCTCCATTCCACACGTTATTCCGTTTTAAGACTATACAACCGTCCGCTAATTGACTCCACCTCCCATACGTAATCCTCGGCGCTGCATGGCAGCATGCCCCGTACAGGGGCCATCCCACTGCACTCTGCACACTTGATGTCCTTGAAGAAACATCCGGTGCAATCGCCCGTTATGGGGCTGGCTACTTTACGCAGGTGCACTAGCCCCTGTACTACCATCGTTGAACACGCATCTTGATCCGTCAAAATAACATTCTCCCATAACATACGATTGTTTCCCAGCTACGGCGAACTTGTTCTTCGGGGTGCTTAGACCACGAATACTCTGCGCCTCTGGATTGTCTAGCGATCCGAGCATCAGGATGATGTCGGTCGCACCTTGGATACCAGTCTTGGAATCCTTTAGTGCCGAGTACGGCGGGTACAGTTGGTTCCCACCCTCTTGACTGATCTGCACGGTACTCACAGCAATGAAGTCATGCCGCACCGCCATCTCCCGCACCTCTTGCCACATCTGTTCAACCGCATCAGCTTTGTTCGAGCCGTTGACAGCAGAGCCTAGCCGGAAGTTAGCGATCATGTCGAACACAACTACCGCAGGACGCACAGCCTCAACTACTTGTTCCACTTGCGCCAGTGAGGCTCCGTGCATATCTTTGACGCGAATGATGTCAGCAGTGCCGCCAACAGCAGCCGTGTAGCGAGGGATGAGTTCGCTAGAATTACTGAGTCGAATAATCTCCGTGAGGTCCATGCCGAGGGCGGCTTGGTAGACTCGCGGGATAATACGCTTGCCAGAGCCTTCGTTGTTGAGCCAAAGGATAGGCCGGTCTGCACCGAATAGAGGTGCCAGTTGGGGCGCCCAGTCGGTGATTGTACTAGCAATGAAGGAGGTCTTGCCCTTGTCTGGTCGAGCAGCAATAGCGATGCTAGCTCCGCCCGATAGGCCGCCAATCGCCTCTCTAAGTAACTGTAGTCTGCGAAACTTAACGCCGGAATCATTATCAATCTCCGCCAGTAGCTCGTGTATTGGTGTGTCGATGTAGTCGTCAGGCATGCTCTGAGCCATGCATCGCACGGCCTGCGTACTCATGCGGTTCAACTCATATGCGAGATTAATCTCTTCACCGCCGTTGTACCGTGAGATAAGCGCGGCAGCCCGGCCTGATAGATCAAGC